TACCATATTCCCATTTAGATATACTGTTTTTAATATCTGAAATAGAAGGAGGATATGAAGATGGAATTTCAACTTCTATTGGAGGAACGTATATATCTGCTATTTCTTTTTTCTTAAGAGCTTCTACCACTATAGATTCTAAATCTATATCGATTTCTATTTTCATACTGTCTCCTTATTATGTAGTCCGTAATGAGCAATCATTAAAGCATCAGATCTACCATCGAGTAATCCTCCGCGTTTACCGTATATATTAGCTGTTGGATATAGCTTTATAGCTATTTCTGAAATTTGTTTTTTAATATCTTTTCCTTTAGCAGTAATACCTATATATTTTTGCCATATTTTAGGCGTAACTGTTTTAGCAACTTCTCCTTTAGTAGCTATTTGTGAAATAGCTATAGCAAGACCTAGATTTCTACCAAATCCAAAATTAGATTTAGAAGCCAATGAGCTGCATCAAAAGGAGTAGTCTTAGCCAAATCTAATAGAGCGATGTATACTGGATCATTACTATCTAGTACACAAATCGCTCCATTAGCTCCTGGGTCTATTCCGCAGATTCTCATTAATTAAATAATGAAGCTTGGTTATTACCTGCAGCTGGAGGGCTGCCCATAATAGCTGCAGCTGAACTAGCTTTAGCTTTACTACTTTTATCAATAATTGTGCCAGTATTCTTAGCAGCCCATCTATCGAACATAGTAGCTTTTTCCTTTTTAGTAATTTCTTCAGCAGTTAAACCATCTGTATTGCCAAAGAACTTACAGTTATTTACAGTACGAGATTGTCCTGTTGGCTCATACTGTCCATTAGTACCTTTAGCTACTTTATCTTCAACTACCTGATGAACAGCTACTTTAACAGATTTATTAACTAAGCACATAATTACTGGACGCTCAGTAGGAACTTCCTTTTTTAGCTCAGAGTTCCAGACATTAATTGTCTTTTTTTCTGCACTCTCGATACATTTAGCTAGGCTTTCACCTACAGCTGCTACGCATAAAGAATTAGCTAAAGAATACCCTGGAAGTGGGAATTGTTTACCATCTTTATCATAGTAAACTTTCTTACCTTTAGTTTTACCAGATCTAATCCAGAAAGCTTCTCGTAATTCTCTGCCTTCAGAATTTTCTAGAATAATATTAAAGCTTTGAGCTTCTGATGCTGCTTGATTAAGATATACCATCTTAATAGTTGTGTCATGTACACCAGATTCCCATGCGAATCCTCCACCTCCCACTCTTTCAATGGATTGTGTTTCTACAGTTTTTGGTAGTTCCCATTCACTCATAATTTATTTCCTTTCATGAGATTGATAATAAAACTTACAACTTCGGATTAACCACAATTACTTGCTCTTATCTGTATCTTGTTGTTTTTTAAGATAATCATCTAATACTTTAGTAAATTCTTTAAGAGATAAACCTGGTTTTAATTTTAAAGTTTCTGCAGCAATCTCTTGTACAATTTCAATTCCCATCTCTGTTATTGCAAATACTAGTTTTTGAGATAAAGCTACGCGAGTATCTCGTATATTATCTATAATTTCATCATTGCCTGGGTGACTCATAGTTCTCCTTATTTTAGGGTGTATTAAACTATATAATAGCCTATTCGGCGTTGTATATCAAGGAATTAGGAGGCTAGGACAGTAGCAGTAGACTAGGAGAATTAAGGAGCATTTTGTCTTTAATACCACTACTGCCCTAGTTAAACGAGGGTGCCTCCCTTTAAGGAGGAGATTCGCTAAAGGGAGGTCTAGTATTATATAACTCTTCAGTTAAAATAGGCACTATGAAGGAGGAGGACTCTCATAAGGAGGAGCCCATAGATCCTATTTAGTAATATTCTATACTTATTTATAGTATTCGTGAAGCCTATTAATTACCTTTTGTAGATTATTATCTATATAGGTTTCTTTGATATCCCACATACCCATAGGAGCTCTTATTCGCTCGTTAACGGTCTCTTTTGTTAATCTAGTCTGATATACGTATTTGAACCCAAGTGCCTTATCTTCTGGTGTGATTGCGTATCCAGAGGATTTAGCTACCTTGTCATCTAATTTAGTCAATGGCATCTTTTTAGTCGAGATTACTGTTGTAAAAAAGCTCTCAATTCCTTGATTCATAAGGGAGCCCTTTACTTTAACTATAGTCTCATTTACCATTTCAGCCTCATTAAGAACATCTGTAGTATGGGCTAGAAATACTACATTTTTGGTAGATTTAGCTACTATCTGGGACATTAATACTTTCATATACTGCGCGTATTGTCCCCAAGCTTGCATTGTATTACTTGAGTTTAGAACTTTAGTACTTTCGTACATATCCATTAAGTATGTAAGTGTATCAATTACAATAGTATGTACATCAGGCATTTTTTCAGCTTCTTCAAAAGCTTGATATACTTGTACTGGATCGATAACTATTAGTTCTTTAAATTTAGGTTTAAATGGTAATTTCTTACCATTTTCACAATTTAAATACATAACACCTTCAGGTTTATCTACACCCATTAAACTGGCACTCTTACCTGAGCCAGATTTTCCTGAAATTAACACTAAATGATTATTATTCATTTATTATTCTCCAAAATAGAATAAACTTTATCGTTTTCTTTTTCTCGTTCTTTACTAAGTACCTGTACTTCTTCTTCAAGATTCCAAATTTGTTTTTCGAGCTCTTGAATTTTTTCGTCTTTTTTATTATCAACTATGTTATCCAATACATTTCCACATACTTCCCATAATGAAGAAAAAGCTTTTTTTACTTGTATTTGGTCTTTATCTGATATACCAAAGCTCATATTGTTATCCCCCTTTTAGTTAATTCTTTACTAATTGATTTAACTGTACTATTCATAAATTGGTCTTCTGGTAAGGGCACATCTAGGGAATTATTAAAACTTTCTAGTTTTTCTACAATTTCCCCGAGTACTAGACCTGCATCTACTAGTACCATGCCATATCTATATAGATGATTAGCTCTATTACCTTGTGAAGTATGAGTTTTAAACCATCTTTCTATATTATCAATTCCAGCAGTACTAATTTGAGCTTTTGTTTCATCTGATCGTTTAGTTTCTGGTATGAACATAGTGGCATCTATAACATTACCTTGATTATATTCATGCATTCCTGGGTAAGATGCCCATTTTCTAGCAATATCTTTAGCAGCTTCATCTACCGGAAATGGTAACCATTCGAATACATTCTCCATAAATCTAGAATATTCACTAGATGATAATTTTAGTTTATGGGATAACGGTAATATTAATCTAAATCTATTTATTTCTAAAGTATGCCGCTTAGTTGTAGAAATAAGAAATGCATAATCTTCTAATAATACTTTAACTGTAGATATCAGTATGTCTCCATCACAATCTAAAATTAAAAGATCAAATCCTTGAATAACATTTTCACTTTTACGGTGTCCATTTATAAATCCATGAGCAGTATAATGATATCCTTCAGCTGTTGTTAATTGATGTAATTTATTAAATGGAGGATGTTCAAGCTTATAATCATGAGCTATATCTCGACTAATTGCAGTTGTTAAACTGTCTAAACTGGTTTCTATTAAGGTTTCTCCTATAAAGAATTCGATATTGTCAATAGCTCGTTTTTTGATAATAATGTTATTTTTATAGCCAAAAGACATTGCTAAAGTCATTAAATCTTTTCTTTGAGTCTCTGAGCCTTTGTAGAATGGGAGTTCTTCGATCAACTCATGCTGAGTTACCTCATTATCGCAATCTGCCAAATAGTGAGCTAAGCGCTCATATGGGCCCTGTTTACGCATTAACGTGTGAAAAGCTTCTCCAGAATCTTCTACTACGCTAATTGCATAATTTAGATGGTCTTGTGTTACATCTGGGGAATTATCAGCAAATGCATAAGCACCTGCTAATTTAAGTCCTTTGTAATGTCGATGACACATCTCTGCTTTATGAAGAGCCATGTGATCTTTAAAATCATCTGCAGCTGCTTCGCATTGCATCTGATATTTAATTAAGTAAATAGAATTCTCTTTAGACATTTCTAATATAGGATTAAATGGTCTTTTAGCAAAATTAGTAAATGCAGTTTGTATCATATGAATATCACTAGCTAAATTAATATCAACCATTTGAGCATAGCGTTCTTCTGGTGATGCGTATTTAGTTCTATGACTGTCTACTGTATATCCAAATAATAATCTACGGGCATAACCTGTTTCTAAGAATTGTTTAAATTCTTCTTCAACACGCCCACCATCTAAGAGTTTAGTTGGAGTACCAAACATCATTAAATTAGTAGGCGTGTTCCCCGGTAATTCTTCTGATCTAATATTTTCTGCAGTATTTTTAATTAATTTTTGTTTAATTAAACCTATATCGTATAACTCTAAAAATGTATTAAGAACATCTACATTAGCAGACATATTAGAACCAACTTCATCTAGTTCTAAATTCATAGAACCTGCACCTGCTAATAAAAGTTTTTCTCTCATTTGTTTAACAGCTGGAGAAGTTCCGCTGTCAAAACTAAAAGCTAATTCTCCTAATCTATCAAAATGATTTTGAAATTTATCTTTTTGAATTGCATATTCTTCAGCAGTAGATAAAATAGTTTGACCACTAATAGTTCTTGTTTGAGCTCTTTCTTGAGCTAAAATTTCAATGTTTTCTTCTGCTTTTCTAGGAAATATGGTATTTAGAAATTCTTTTTTAAAATGTGATATGAAATCTCTTTCTAAAATATTAGTAGAATGCCCTTTACCTGTACCTGAAACCATTAAGTTTAGTACATACGTATTAACTGGGATTACATCTCGATCATTTGTTTGAATACTACAGCGCATCATAGATGCTACTTTAGATAGATAGTATCCAGTTAAAATTCGAAAAAAATGTCGATTATCATTGTTTACTTTTCTAACAAGGATATCGACAATCTTTTCTGAAAACGGATGATATTGTTTTTTAGTCATGTTTATCCTCAATACATTTATGTGCAATAGTTAAATAATTTCGTCCGTCTTTATAATTATCTTCAATATTTGGATTCCATGCAGATCTTACAACTTTTAATAAATTCATCTTTAAAGCATATAAATGTGCGGGATTTATATTGCCTGATTCTTTAGCATATTTATTAAGTGTTTCACACATGGTTGCCCATGTTTCAAAACAACGTTTAGGAGGTCCATATTTTTTTTCTCTATCTTTTATGATTTCTTCATCTGTCATTTCCGAATCAGTCATTTATCCTCCTTTTATATTGTGTATCTGCTTCCGATCCATAAACCAGCGTAAAATATAACCATGGCTACAATACCGTAGATTGCAAATATTGCTAACATGTCATACCAATCTGGTAAGTTAGAAACTGAATATGTGGTTGATTGTGTTCCTTGTCTTATATTTAACAGGAGGGTAAGTTTATCGTTGTTGTCACAAGAATTAATTAGTTCCTCCATCTGAATCTCCTCCTTTTATATCTTCAATAAAATCCAAAGCTACTTCAATTAAAATTAAGTCGTCTTTACCATCTATAGAATCATTTACTACTTGTTCTAATACATGACGTATGTACTCTATTTTTTTATGTTTGTTCAGAGCCATCACTATCTTCCTCTTCAATAGTGTCAGTAATTAATTTAATATAACCATCAGCAGGTATAAGGTCTACAATACCATTCTTACTAGCTGAATCTATTTTTGAAATCCATACTGGAGTATTAGGTTGCATAATATAATCTCTATAATAATCTTCTGCGTGATCAGGTCCTACAAATGATGCTTGTATAGCGGTTTCACATACTGCAAGAAATCCAGCTACATTAATTGGTGATGTACTTGGTTCAAATGCTAAATCAGCAGGATATCCAAAGTAACTATGAGGTAATCCTGGATATTTATCTTCGTATCCTTGATATACAGAAGACAGTATAACCGGTAGTCCAACTCGTTCTCTCTGTAACGCTTTTATTAAACTACCTAAAGACATTTGATATTGACCATGTTGTTTAAATTTAGGAATATTTTTTAATATTTCTACGGATTCTTTTAATGTTTTATTGTCCATGTATTCTCTCCTTAATTTTTTTTAATCGTAAATCTTCTCCTTTAATTCTATTTGATCTAAAGCATTTATCTGCTCCACATGTTTTTTTATTATGATGATAGGTTTTTATTTCTATATTGCATTCTGTACAATTAAATATACGAAAAGCTTTCGGACTTTTTTTCAATAGACTACGTAGATATATGCATTTATTAGATCCACAAGTAGCTTGATTTACTTTACCAAATACTTCTTTTTTACATACTTCACATTTAATACGTATTTTCTGTTTTTTAGCTGATTTTCCCCAAGATGTTTTTGAAACACTTTTAGCTATTTGTAAATATTTAGCATCATGTAATTTTTGTGCATCAATAATGTTAGTTAATTCACCTTTTGGATTAAATACTTTAACATCATGTATCATTTATTGCTCCGATTTATCTATTCCATATTTCTCCTGTATTTTCTTTAAAGCTTTTGGAGGTAAATGGTTAGGTTTAATAGCTGGTTCTAGTTTATCTGGACATTGATTCTCGGCATGTAAACCTGTAATTTTACCACTTTCTTTGAGATAATCTTGAAATATATCTTTGAATATAATATCAATCATATCCATATATCTATCTTGGTC